CCTCATTTACGGCGGAGGGGATGCTCGCCTAGGTTCCATATCAAACGGCGGAGCTAAGGAAGGTAAACGTCTTAAAGCTTCATTCGTTAAAAAGGTTCCCGCCTATCGCCGCCTTACAGAAGCAGTATCAAATGCTTTGGAAATGAAGGGCATGCTACGAGGTATCGACGGACGCCCTTTGCCTTGTCGTAGTCCTCACTCGGCTTTGAACTTGTTACTTCAATCAGCAGGCGCAGTAGTTATGAAGCAAGCCCTCGTAGAGTTCGTAAGGATGGCAAAGCTCCCCTACGAGGTCCACGGGACGATCCATGATGAAGTCCAGTTCTCTTGCGACCCTAAGCACGCTGACGAACTCGGTAGGACGTTCTGTAACGCTCTAGGGAAAGCTGGAGAGGTTCTCAAGTTTAACTGCCCACTAGATGGAGAGTTCTCTGTCGGGGCAAATTGGAAAGAAACACACTAATACACACATGAAAGAAACAAAAAACAAACTCCTACTAATCGACGGTGATATGTTACTCTACAAGGCTGCTTGTGCGGCTGAGCAAGAGATGCGCTGGGATGACAACACGTGGACACTTCAAACCAACATGGTGGAAGCTAAAGCTGAGGCAGACCGCAATATTGATACCATCAGTAAAACACTTAAGAGTAAGAAGATTAAGGTCTTCTTCTCTCCTAGCCGTACGTTCCGTCACGATATGTGGCCAGCATACAAAGCCAACAGAAAAGACAAGCGTAAGCCTCTAGGTATCGGTGAGCTCCGTGACTGGATGATGACGGAATATGACTCTGTTATGTATCCCCGCATTGAGGCTGATGACGCTATTGGTATCTGGGCTACTGAAGACCCTGAGAACCGTGTGGCTGTCTCTGGTGACAAGGACTTCGGAACACTCCCGATCCACTGGTACAATCATCTAAAGGACACCTTGCGTATCATCACCAAGGAGGAGGCAGATCACTTCCACCTAGTACAATCCCTCATGGGAGACACTACGGATGGCTTTGGTGGTCTCAAAGGTTGTGGCCCTATGACAGCTAAGAAACTCTTAGATAAGAACGGAGCTACTTGGAAGACCGTTGTGGACGCCTACGAAGCTAAAGGGTTCACCGCCGATGACGCACTAATGACTGCACGTCTAGCTCGTATTCTTCAGCACGGGGACTACGACTTTGACACCAACGAAGTAACCCTGTGGAATCCTACAAATGCTTAATTCAATCGACAAATTAGTACACGACATCGAACAAGCCAACATCAAACACAACTCAAACATGACTGAAGTAATTAAAACTGTTCTCCCCGACTCTGGGGCTCGCTCCGAGTTCACCACTGGTGCTGTCCGAGATGCCTCCGAAGGAAAGGGAAATCCATCCTTGATACCTGTAGATGCTCTTCGGGCTGTTGCTCGGCGGTTTGAAGACGGAGCTACCAAGTACGGACGTGATAACTGGAGGCAAGGTATTCCTCTTAGCCGATACGTGGATTCCCTATATCGTCACCTTTGGCAGCTTATGGAAGGTGATACTACAGAAGACCACGCAGGTGCTATTATCTGGAACGCTATGTGCCTTACTCAAACTAAAAAGTGGGTCGAGGATGGTAAGCTTCCAGACGAACTTAACGACCTATAGCGGGCTTGTCTCGCGCCCTATAATTATACTTACTCCCGTAATGATGGAAATAGACAATCAAGCAGAAATGCCACCTATTAACAAGGCACTCCTAGATGCCCTAGAGAGTACCTTTCCAGCACAGGATTTCCCTGCAACTGACAGTGTTCCTCAGCTTAACTTTCACTATGGACAACGCTCCGTGGTGAATTTCATTAAGCATCACTATCAACTTCAAACTGAAAATATAATCAACCCAAAGTAATATTATGTGCATGTCATCCCCCAAGATCCCTGATCCAGTACCTCCACCAGCACCTCCCCCACCTCCTACTAAGGTAGCTAAGAAGGTAGAAAACAAGGCGCTCAAGAAACGACAGAGTTCCAAGAAGAGTGGCACTTCTGCTCTTACCGTTCGTCGCTCTACGGTGAACACTGGTTCATCTGGTAGTGGTGCAAATATAAATTACTAATTTAAATAATACAAATATGGCAGACCGAACCCTCACGATTAACCACGCAGATGGAGGCAGTGAAACTTATACTCTAAAGACCGAGGATGTCTTGGGGGTTCGGAATATGTCGGTAGATGGAGAGACGGTCACGATTGATCGCACAGCTCCAGACCTCGTTCGTACTATTATAGCAGACGGACAGACTATTACCATTGATACCACTAGGGAAGGTGTTCGCACTCTCACAGTGGATGGCACAGAGATCACCATTGATCGTTCTGAGGAGGCTAACCTTGAGAGCTTCCTTCAGGAGTTTACAGGTGCTTCCGCCGCTTACTCCCTTCGTGATCTAGCGGGCTCTGGGAATACTACAGTAGTCCGAGTACGACGTGCAAGCGATAATTCCGAGAAGGACTTTTCGGCTTCTGAGGTGTCCAGTGGGACGCTGACGAATTGGGTGGGTGCTGGTAACGACGGCTTCGTGGAGACTTGGTATGACCAGTCAGGAAACGGCAATGATGGTGTGCAGCAGGTGTCTGGAAGTCAGCCTAAGATTGTTGATGCTGGTGTGCTTGTGAGTGGTGGGATTGAGTTTGATGGTGTGGATGATAGATTATTTGGCTCACACTTACTTAATACGGATGATGTGCTTTATGCGGCGGTGGTTGCAAAAAATAAAGACCTTACCGCAAGAGGATTATATGTAAGCGATGTGTTTTACAACACTTTTACGGACAATGGCGGTTTCGCTATAGAAGCGAATACATTTGGCCGAACTGGAAACATTGCTGGATGGCTGGATGACAGAGGCGTAAACGATGCCGTTCAAGACGGACTTTCCTCTTTGACGCAAAATCAAGTGCATTTACTTTCCTTCGACCTTTCAAATGGTTCGTCAAAGTTTCACTTGGATGGTTCGCTTGTTAATACTTTTTCTACCAGTATGAACAGCGAGGACGGTGGAGGAATACTGAACATTGGCAACAATGCTTCTGGAATTGCAGGATTAGAGGGTTCAATCAAGGAAATCATCATCTACAACTCCGACCAGTCAGCCAACCGTGAAGCCATCGAAAACAACATTAACAATCAATATGACATTTACTAATGTATCTAATCTACACAACTGAAGAAGCCGCCTGTGAGCGTGCAGACGAAGAAGGCAAGGCAATCGGTTATACTTACTGGACTAAAGGCAAGGGAACACGCTGGTTGACTAAGCCAGTCCCTACTGCTGACGGCAAGTGGGCATTGGATGTCTTTGAGTATGAGCTGGATGACATTGAAGAACTCTCTGTTGTTGACAGCTACCTAATCCCCGACACTATCGAAGATAACATTTAACTACCCTTTACCCCTTGCTCGTTCTGTAGAGAGCTCCTTAACCCCAATCGGTTAGATTTGCGCCCAACAGAAGGAAGCCCACCGTTCGAGCAAGGGTTTATTTTATAAAGACAATATATGAATACTGAAACAGCTCAAGCACTCTACTCCAAACTGGAAGGTAAGCGATACCAATACGTAGATCGTGCTCGCCAGTGTTCCAAACTCACCCTTCCTTACATTATGACTGAGGAAGGCTTCGGCGCACATAGCCGCCTAGAGACACCCTTTCAAGGCATTGGAGCTCGCGGAGTAAATAACCTCGCATCTAAATTACTGTTAGCACTCCTGCCACCCAATGCCCCTTTCTTTCGTCTCAACGTAGACAACCACGGACTTGAACAAGAAGGCGCTCCAGCAGAGTTAATCTCTGAGATTGAGAAGTCCCTTCAGCAAGTTGAAGAGTCCGTTATGGATGAGATTAGCCGTGAGACTTATCGCACTGCTCTCCATGAAGCCCTGAAGCATCTTATCATTTCTGGTAATGCCCTTATCTACCTCCCTGAAGAGGGTGGTATGCGTGTGTTTCACCTTGATCGTTTTACAGTGGAGCGTGACCCAATGGGTAACATTCTCTACATCTGCACCAAAGAGCAGCTATCCTATATGTCCCTCTCTCAAGAGATGAAAGACATTGCTGGTAACGCTGATGGTGAAGGAGCTGACAATGACGTCAACCTGTTCACTGCTGTTTGCCGCAAGGAGAATGGCTGGAAGGTATGGCAAGAAATCAATGGTAACCTTATCCCTGATAGTGAAGGCTTCTACCCACTAGACAAGAACCCCTTTATCCCACTCCGCTTCTCCCGCATCGACGGTGAGGACTATGGACGAGGATACGTTGAAGAGTACCTAGGTGACTTGCAATCCCTCGAGAGCCTCCAAAGAGCTCTTGTAGAAGGCTCGGCAGCCGCCGCTAAGGTACTCTTCCTCGTAAATCCCAACGGCACAACTCGCGCTAAGACACTTGCTGAATCACCTAACGGTGCTATCGCTCAAGGTAACGCTGCTGATGTGTCCGTTCTCCAGCTCAACAAGTTCAATGACTTCCGAGTTGTCCAAGAGAGCATCGTAAAGATCGAAGAGCGTCTTGGTCACGCCTTCCTGTTGACCTCGGGTGTTGTTCGTAACGCTGAGCGTGTCACTGCTGAAGAGATCCGTATGCTAGGACAAGAGCTAGAGACTGCTATCGGTGGTCTTTACTCGTTACTCTCAGTGGAACTTCAGATGCCTATGGTTAATCGCTTGATGGAAGTGATGCGTAAGAAGAAGAAGCTTCCTAAGCTACCCAAGGATATCATCAATCCTGTTATCATTACAGGTGTTGAAGCCCTTGGTCGTGGTCACGATCTACAGAAGCTGGATATGTTCCTAGCTGGTGCTGCTCAAGTAGTAGGGCCTGAAGCTGTAGCTCAATATGTGAACGTCGGAGAATACTTTAAACGTCGTGCTACATCCCTCGGTATTAAGACTGATGGATTAGTTAAAGGCGAAGAACAAATGGCTCAAGAAGCCCAACAAGCCCAACAAATGCAGATGGCAGAGAAGCTAGGCCCAAGTGGTATCAAAGCTATTTCTGACCAAGCGAAAGTACAACAAGAACAAGCTCCCGTAGAGGAATAATAAACTAGAATATGGCTGACCTACATCAAGTACAGATCAATGAAGTAAACGAGGAAGAGAATATCTCCCTCGAAACACAAGCTGCTATGCAAGAAGAAGCGGCTAACCAGCGTAACCAAACGCTTGAAGCAGACCCAAAAGAGGGCAAGGAAACTATCGAAGAACAGCTCAAAGAAGATGAGCCTGCTGAAGAAGAACGCCCTGAGTGGCTCGATGAGAAGTTTGAGAGCCCTGAAGAGATGGCTAAGGCTTACAAAGCTCTTCAACAGAAGATGTCCAAGCCAAAGGCTGATAAGAAAGCTTCCGTAGAGGAGACCTCAGCTCCAGAGGCAACCACAGGTGCTATTGAAGACGCTCG